AACATTAGTCGCAAAACTGGCTATAAGCTGAAAGGTTGCTATGGCGGCCAGCGTGATGACAACGACAGGTAAGACCGTGACTCACTAAACCTGAATGGTTTTTTGGGCTTAAAGCCCGCCGGAGAAATAAGGCGTGAGTCAGCGAATTACATAGGGGCTCGCAGCTGTCAGGCTGCAATAAAGCCGGATATAAAGCTGCAACCTACCGTCAATGTCAGAACAATGGATGCCTGTGCAAACGGGATGCGTTCATATAAATAACCATGTCGTTAGGCTCTATCCCCAATGATATCCGGGTGCCGCTGGTGTATATCGAAATCGATAACTCCATGGCGCTGGACAGCGCCCCGGCGCAACAACACAAAATTCTGGTGATCGGCCAGCAACTGGCCAGCGGTAGCGCCACAGCGTTGACGCAGAACCGCATCACCAGCGACAGCACCGCCGATAACCTGTATGGGCGTGGCTCCATGCTGGCGGAAATGCTGAAGACCTTACGCAAGGCCAACAGCTATACCGAAACCTGGGCGCTGGGTATTGATGATATCGCCGCAGGGGCCGCCGCCAGCGCCGAACTGGCGGTAACCGGCACCGCGACGGCGGCCGGTACGCTGGCGCTGTTGGTGTGCGGTGTCACAGTCCAAGTTGGCGTGAGCGCCGACGATACCGCTGCAACCGTCGCCACAGCGATTGTGGCCGCAGTGAACGCAGTGGCCACGCTGCCGGTAACCGCCGCCGTAAAAGCTGACGTGGCCGGTACGGTGGTGTTTACCGCGAAATGGAAAGGCCAGACCACCAACGATTTGGATGTACGCCTGAACTATTACGTCGGTGAGCAGACCCCGGCCGGGTTGAGTGTGGAAGCCACGGCATTTACCGGCGGCACCGGCACCCCAGACATGTCGGCGGTGGTCGCTGCCCTGGGCGATGAATGGTTTAATCATATCGTTTGCCCGTTCAATGACGTGGCCAGCCTGAATACCCTGCGTGATGAATTGCTGGATCGCTGGGGGCCGATGCGAATGGTTGAGGCCATCGCCTATACCGCCGTGCGTGGCACCCATGCGGCCACCGGTACCTGGGGCAATAACCGCAATGATTTCCTGATTACGTCGATGGGCACCAACTTGGCACCGCAGCCCGCCTATCTCTGGGCGGCATCCTACGCGGGCATTGGTGCGTATTATCTGGCGATTGACCCGGCGCGCCCCCTCCAGACGCTGGCATTGCCTGGCATTCTGGCCCCGGCCAAAGAGGTGCGTTGGGATATGAGCGAACGCAACCTGCTGTTGTTTGATGGCGTGGCCACGCATTACGTCGATGCGGGCGGCAATGTGTGCATTGAGCGTGAAATCACGACGTACCGCGTGAACAGTTTCGGCGATGCGGACACGTCCTATCTGGATATCACGTCACCGGCCACGCTGGGGCACATCCGCTACGTGATCAAGAACCGATTCACGAACCGCTACCCGCGCCACAAACTGGCTGATGATGACGTTCTGGACGTGCTCGAAGCTGGTCAGCCGGTCATGACGCCCAAGCTGTGCACGCAGGAACTGTTGGATATTTTCATCACCGAGCTGGAACCGGCGGGCCTGGTTGAAGATTTCGACGACTACAAGGCGACGCTGAATGTGGCCCGCGATACCAGTGACCGCAACCGGCTGAATTTCACCTGTCACCCAAACATCATCAACCAGTTGCGCGTGTTAGCTGGCCTGATCCAATTCAAGCTCTAAGGGGGCAACATGATTTTAGGCGAAGCCGCCATTCGCGTGAATGGCCGTGAGATCCAGACCAAGGGAACGTCCACGCTGAACCCTGGCGGTTATGCCCGCACGGCGCATAACGGCGCGGGTAAAACGTGGGGCATGTCCCGTAAGCGTGTTAACCCATCGGTGCAGTTGACTATCGCCGCCGATGAAAACGTGGACGTTATCGAAATCAGTGAATGGGAATCGGTAACGGTGATGTTTGAGGGCGATAATGGCCTGAGCTACATGATCACCGGCTGCGCCGCCGAGAACCCGGCCGAGCTGGCTGAATCGGATGGCCAGGTTTCCGTAACGTTCATCGGCACCAAGTGCGTGAAGGTGTAACCCATGGCAAAAATGACAGTACCGTTAATTCATGGCCTGGTCACCGGCAAAGGCACCGACGACGAGCAAAAGCACATGACGGTTGAACTGCGTGAGCTGGAAACCAAAGATGTGATTGATGCACAGCTCGCATCGGAGCGCGTGGTCATCGGTGACAACGGCAAGGCCGTGGCCTATTGCTCCGAAGTGCTGATGGGGCTGGAAATGCTGCGCCGGCAGATCGCCAGCATCGGTGATATCCCCGGCCCGTTAAGTCTCAAGCAGCTTTACCAGCTTCACCCTGCCGACCTGAAGCTGTTGAGCGACCAGGCTGACAAGATGGACGACCTCATCATGGGGGTTGGCCAACGGGGGCGAGCTGATGCCGGTGGCGACGGCGCTCACTAATTTACTCGTCAGCTTATCCGCACGATTTAGCGTGTCCTACCTGGAACAGTTGCCCTTGCGGCAACTGTTCCGCATCACCGAGCAACTGAGGAAGAACAATGGCCAGTCGCCTCGACACTGAAATCATCATCAATCTGGCGGGTAATCTGACGGCCAAGGCCCGCCAGTATGGGGCGAACATGTCGGAGTTCGCCCAGCGCAATCAGCGCGCCATGTCCATTGTGAAAGCCACCAGTGAAGCCGCAGGACGAGGTTTAGACCGTCTGGGTAACCGTTACACCACCGCAATCGCTGGGTTTGCCGGTGGTGCGATGCTGCGCAACTACGCAACGGTTGACCGCCGATTGACCCGCCTGGGCGTTTCGGCAGACAAAACCCGCGAACAGATGGCTACCATTTTCAACGATGTCCAAGATGTGGCGATCTCGTTCAAAGTCGATAGCAGCGAAGTGGTGGCCGCTCTGGAAGAAATCAACGGGCGCACCGGTGATATGGAGTTTGGCCTCAAAAACCTGAAAGGACTGGCAGCGACCATTGCAGGTTCAGGCAGCTCCGGGGCCGCTATCGGTGGCATATTCGCTGAGTTTAAAAAGTATGGGATTACCGATGGCAAAGACGGTTTCCTGGCCATGGATGTGTTGAACAAGCTGGGGAAGGAAGGCGCATTTGAGCTGAAAGATCTGGCAGAGAAAGCCACCCCATCCCTGTCGCTCTATGCAGCGGCCGGGGGCCGAGGCGTTCAGGGTGTTAAAGACGTCGGCGTGCTGCTGGAATCCGCCATCGGTGCTACCGGTAACCGTGATACAGCGGCCACTCTGGTTGAAAATTTTATCCGTGAAATCCAGAACCCAAAGATTGCTAACGCACTGAAGAAAAAAGGGGTGAACGTCAAAGACAAGTCTGGTCAGTTGCGGTCACTGCCAGAACTGTTGGAAGAAATAGCCAGAAAATCAAAGTTCGGCGGTAGCAAAAAAGGCGGCCTGGGGCAAATTGGTGAGTTGCAGCAGGTCGGTTTTACCCAAACCAGTCTTGATTTGATATCCGGTGTATCCAGCAAATCAGGCATAGAAAACCTGCGTCGGTTTATGGGCGTTACTGCTGACGGTAGCAGTATCGAAGGCGATGCCAAATATGTGGGCAAAGACTTCACATCTGCCCTGCAAAGTCTGACCACGACGGGTGAAAAATTTGCTAACGCCAATCTGGCCAAGCCGGTTCAAGAACTGGCTGATGCGCTGAATTCTGTAGACCAGGCCACCGTCCAGAACTGGCTGGAGATCGGCAAGAACGTAGCCATTGCAACCGGTGGTTTATTGCTTGCCCGGAAAGGTTTTCAGATTGGTAAAGGCGCGTATGACTTCCTGCGTCCAGGGAAAAAAGGGATACCGGCCGGTATCGCTGATGTGTTCGGTTCAGGGGTTATGCCTGTCTATGTCACCAACATGCCGAGCGGAGGCATGGGCGGTAACGGTGACCTGCCGGGCTTGCCTGACCAAGCCAAGCCCAAAAGCAATACCGGTGGCTTGTTAGGTATGGCGTTGAATACCGCTACCGAGGTGGCTTCACTGGTTCCGTTCCCCAAAAACGATGAGGAACGCGCCGCGTTGATTCAACGCGCACAAGAAAACGCGAACCGCTCGACGATGTGGGATGACGTAAAGAACTGGCTAACGTCCGCCCCGGCCTATCAAGACCCGTCACCCTGGGCGTCACTACAGCCGCAGAACCAGCAAGGGTTCCCCCTCATCCCGCCACCGCTTCAGGAAATTAAAGGAAAAATTGAGGTGTCGGTTAGTGATGACCGGGTGCAGGTTAAAAACGTCCAGATTAATGCGCCAGGCGTCAACCTGAGCGCCCAAACCGGCATTAGCAACGTGGAGCAAGACTAATGGCGACCACCAAATGGGAAGAGTTGCGCGACGCCTCATTTCGTGGCGTCCCGTTCTATTTTGTCGATGTTGAGGGCACGGGTGGCCGCCGAGCTATCCCCCACGCCTACCCAAAAAAAGAGGTGGGCTGGACGGAAGATCACGGGGCCGTTCTGACCCAGGAACAGATTAACGCCAAGCTGCTGGGCAGCGACTACCAGACCCAGCTCAACCGCCTGTTGGCTGCATTGAATACACCTGGGCCGGGTGAGCTGGTGCATCCATGGTTCGGTGTGCAGAAAGTCCAGATCGGCAAGGTCACCCACAAGCTGAGCACCGAGGAAGGCGGCATAGCTTACGTGTCGTTTGAGGTATTCGAAGCCGGTGAACAGTTATTCCCCTCCCAGCAGGAAGATACCCAGGCCACCACGTTAAGCGCGGCGGATACCGTCAAAGAGGCGTTGGCCAACGGCGATTATTTCGCGGCGCTGGATGGCGTCGGCAACATGGTTGATACGCTGCTGGACGACCTGCAAGGGTTCGTTACCAACCTGCCTACGCTGCCGTCCGCCCTGAATGAATGGATGGACAGGCTCAATCGTTTCAAAGACCTGGCGGGCATCGTTGCGGCCACCCCTGGTGAGTTGATCCGTGATGTGACCGGCCTTATCAGCGACATGCAAGACCTGGTAAGCGAAGCGCCCTGGGCGCTGCGTGTCTATGACCAGTTGCGCGACAAATGGGAAGGTGACCGCGCCGCCCAGGCTGCGACCAAATCCCTGGCGGATAATATCGCGGTCAACGTGGATACCGGTTTTGCCAGCAGCGTGACCAGCTCATCAACCATTGAGATTTCCGATGATATGCAGGCCAATATCGACGATTTCCAACGCCTGGTGATTGTATCGGCCCTGGTGGCCAAGGCGGAAACGGTGGCGTCAGCGACATTTGAAACCAGCCAAGAAGCCCAGGGTACGGGCGACGAGTTGGCCGAACGGCTGGGGGAGCAAGCGATTGATGCCGTGGAGTCTGGCCAGCGCAGCCTGTGGCGTTCGCTGCGTGATCTGCGCTTTGCTGTTGTTAACGATGTGCGTATTCGCAGCGTGCAACTGCCGGAGCTGCGCCGCGTATCGCCCCGGCAAACCACGCCGGTGATGCTGATGGCCTGGCGGGAAACCGGCGACGCAGAACAGCGCGATGCCATGGTGACCCGCAACCGCCTGCGTTACCCGGCGTTTATCTTGCCAACACAAACCATTGAGGTGGTTGATAGTGACTGAAGAACTCACCCTGAATGTGGACGGAAAAATCTGGGGCGGTTGGACGGAAATGACCATCAACCGCTCCCTGGAAAGTGTTGCTGGTGAGTTTGATCTCACCATTACCGCACGCTGGTCAGCGGCCGCGCCGCGCTCAATCAAACCGGGCCAGGCGTGTTCTGTTTCCATCGGTAATGACCGCGTAATGACGGGTTACATTGATGATTTTATTCCCAGCTATGACGCCGAAAACGTGGCGTTGCGCGTGCTGGGCCGGGATAAAACAGGCGACCTGGTGGACAGCTCCGTGGTGGATAAATCCGGTCAGTGGCGTGGCCAGAAGCTGGAACAGCTCGCCGCGACAATCTGCAAGCCCTATGGCATTGAAGTGATCAACGAAACGGACACCGGCGAGGCGTTCGGCGGCATCACATTGGAGCAAGGCGAAACCGGGTTCGAACTGCTTGACCGCCTGGCCAAGCAACGTGGCGTGCTGGTTACGTCGGATGCCTGGGGGCGGCTGGTTATCACCCGTGCATCCACCCAGCGCGCCAGCGTGGCGTTGGTGCTGGGCGAAAACATCCTGGCGGCGCGGGGCCGCTTCAGTTGGCGTGAACGCGCCAGTCAGTACATCGTGAAAGGTTCAGCGGCGGCCGGTGGTTCGACCTGGGACGACCAGCCGGTGAAGGTGGTGGGTGGCCGCCAGGTGGTGGTGACCGATGCCGAAATCACCCGTTACCGCCCGAAAATCCTGGTCAACGAGGACAATTTGACGGTTGGCGGGGCCAGCGCGCGCGGTGAGTGGTACAAAACGCGGATGCTGGGCGAAGCCAACACTACGGAAATCACCGTTGCTGGCTGGCGTGAGAACGTGGAAAGCGGCGCACTGTGGCAAACCAACCGCCTGGTGGTGGTGAAGGACGCCATCCAGCAACTGGATGTTACCTGGCTAATTAAAACCGTGTCATTCATGGAGGGCGACAGCGGCCGCGTCACCGTGTTGTCGCTGGTTCCGCCTGAGTCGATGGATATGCCAGAACAGAAAGCCAAAGGCAAGAAAGGCAAGAAAACTGCTAGCCTGGGGGTAACATGGGACTGAAAGACGGGAATATGGCCCGCACTATTGGGGCCATTGGCCGCCGCCTGCGCCTGATGGTTGACCGCGCCGTGGTGCGTATTGTGACCGATAGCCTGGGACGGCAGAACCTTCAAGTGCAGAGCCTGGCCGATGAGACTAACGATAACGTGGAGCGGTTCCAGAACTACGGGTTAACCACGGTGCCGCCGGTAGGCTCCGAGGCCATTGTCATTGCCGTGGGTGGTCGCCGTTCAGGCCTTGTGGCCATCGCCGTGGAGGATAAGAAATCACGCCCCAAAGGACTAGACCCCGGCGACGTTTGCGTGTATCACAGTGAGGGCCACACCATCACCCTCAAGAAAGACGGTGTAATAGAAGTGAGGGGGAAAACGGTTAATCTGGTCGCTGAAGAATCCTGTGACATTGTGAGTAAACTTATTAATGTCACCGGCCCCACCAACTTCAGTGAAGATATTCAGGTTAAGGGTAAAAGTTTCCTTGACCACATTCACAAGGATGGCGACGGTGAAGACACAACGAAACCGTTATGACCATCAAAGTAAATTGGCACTACCCCGCCAACGGCGATATTGAGATAGAACACAATGGCCTTTCGTCTGACGAGGGCCTTGTTTCTTTAGTGCTGATTTGCTTATTCACCGACTCCCGCGCTGCCGACAGTGATGAAATCCCCGATGGTACTACCGATAAACGCGGTTGGCCGGGGGATTCATTCAGCGATTTTGATTGGGGTTCAAAGCTCTGGTTAATTGAGCGTGAAAAATTAACCGAAGAAGTCCGCCAGCGCGCGGAGAATTACGCAACTATTTCCCTGCAACCGTTAGTTACGTATGGCTATGCCAGAACGGCAACGGTTATTGCCACCATTCCACAAATGTATTGGCTGCAATTGAGCGTTGTGCTCACCCGCCCCAATGCATCCGCGCTAACCGTAGAAATAAAGAAACGCTGGGAGGCGATGGAAAATGGCGTTTAATGTACCGACTACCCGCCAGATTATTCGCACCGGCATTCAGGATTTAGAGGTTGAATTAGACCAACAGATTCCGATTGTCGGCGTTGAGCGTGCGCTTAATATCGCATTCAGTGGTGCGCTGCGTGATATTTACGATTATCAGAGCTGGATAGTAAATCAAATTATCCCGTCGGATAAATCAGACGACGAAACCATTATCGATACCGCCCGCAATGAGGGCGTTATTCGCAAATCAGCGGCCTATGCATCCGGGCCTGTTGTGTTTCCCGCAACCAGCCCGGTGCCGCTGGATACGTCCATGCAAACCCAGGACGGCGTGAGCTATCACGTCATTGCCACCGAGTCGCCATCCGGCGGCCAGGTGCGTGTTACCGTCCAGGCGGATGAAGTGGGCACCAGTGGCAATCTGGCCAGCGGCGACGTGCTAACGCTGGTTTCCCCCATTGCTGGCGTCAACAGCGATGGCGTGGTGGCCGCCGAGGGCGTTTCCGGTGGCGCAGATATTGAGACGATCAGCGAGTTGCTCACCCGCCTGTTGTACCGCCAGCGCAATCCGCCCGTTGGCGGCGCGCTGCATGATTACGTTATCTGGGCAACGCAAACCGCAGGCGTGAGCCGTGCCTGGGCGTTTGATAACTGGCACGGCGTGGGCACGGTTGGCCTGGCGTGGGTGTATGACCAGCGTGATGACATTATCCCGACGGACACCGACAGAACGGCGATGCAGTCCTATTTGTTCCGCCATCAAGACCCGGCAACCAGCGATTGGGTGGGCAAGCCAGGCGGCATCGAGGTGTGGCCAATTCCGCTCACCCTAAAGCCGCTGGATATGGAAATTCGCGTGGTGCCGGACACTACCGCCACCCGAAACGCCACGCTGCTGAACCTGAACGCGCTGTTCCGCTCGATTTCACCAGGCGACACGCTGCTGTTGTCGTCCATCCGTACCGCGATTGGCTCCGCCACGGGCGTGACGGATTACGAATTGAGCCTGACCGGCAACCAAACCAGCGAGAACTACGAGTTGATCACCCTGGGGGCTGTGACATGGCGCATAGTCTAGAAGAGTGGCACGACGTCTTACAGCAGCTTATGCCCCGTGGTAAAGCCTGGCCACGTGACCAGACCGCCGCGTTAACGTCCCTTTTAAGGGGCTTTAGCGGCCGTTTAAACGCGGCTGAAGCCAATGCGGATTTGCTGTTGAAGGAAATGCGCCCGGAAACCACAGAACTGCTGCTGGAAGAATGGGAAGACTATTTGGGCTTGCCCGACTGCAACGCCATCCCGGACGGGTTTGAACGCCGTCGTGATGCCGTGGTGGAGAAATACCACCGGCGCGGCGGGCTGGCTCCCTGGCAGATTGAACAGGCCGTTAAAGACGCGCTGGGCTTTACTATTCAGGTCACGGAAATATTACCGCACCACGTGATGCGAAATATTATGTATCCGATTTATTCCCACAAATACCGTTTCATTATGCAAGTGACGGTCACTGATATGCCGATGATCCGGTTTAGAAGTATCAGCAACGTGCTCACGCCATTAATCAGTTACCAGGCACAAATACTGGAATGTTTTTTACGCCGGTATCGCCTGGGTGGCCACGATTACGATTTTTTATACGAGGTTTAATTATGTATCACTTGGATAATGCGTCCAGCGTGCCCGATATGCCACCGGTTAAATCGGTGCTATTTGCCGAGCGCCGATTTTTTACCGAGGGCGGTGATGGTGTGCAGCCAAGTTATCCAGGCGCGGACTGGTTCAATATTATTCAGATGGAAATGCTGAATGTATTGGCGCTGGCCAACATCACCCCGGATAAATCAAAGTTTGACCAGTTCGCCCAGGCCATCCGGCTATTTTCGTCAGACTATATGCTGCCGCCCGGTATCCCGCTGGCCTGGCCAACGGCTACGCCGCCCACCGGCTTTGCGCTGATGCTGGGCCAGAGTTTCGACACGGCGACTTATCCGCGCCTGGCGCAAGCCTATCCCAACGGGTTCATCCCGGATATGCGCGGGCAAACCATCAAGTTTCTGCCAGCGAGCGGGCGCGCGCTGCTGACGTATGAAGCCGACGGTATCAAGGCGCACACCCATAACGCCACAATCATATCAACCGACCTGGGAACAGTGACAACCAGCAGCTTTGACCACGGTACGAAAACAACCAGCTCTGATAACGAGCACTTTCACCAGGGCGGCGTGGATGGGCCAGGTGCGGTATGGGCAGATTCCACACTGGTACGGATAACACCGGTGATTACACCAAAAATAACACCAGCACGGCCCCGCCCCATAGCCACACGGTAAATATAGGGGTGCATAACCACACCGTTTATATCGGGGCGCACGCGCATACCGTCACCATTGCCAGCACCGGTAACACGGAAAATACCGTCAAAAACATCGTTTTTAATGCCATCGTGAGGTTAGCGTAATGTCGTTTTATTTTTCACCATCCCCGCAAGCCCTGTGGCTTTATCAATATGACGCCGACGGCGTTTATATAGGCTCCGTTTTTATGACTATACCGGCCGGTACGGGGTTGCCTGCCAATACCACACATATTCCCTGCGCGCCGGAAACCGGCAAAACGGGCATATTTAAGGGCGAGTCTTGGCAATACGTCGTCGATATTCGCGGGACGCAATATTGGGACGAATACGGTCAGGGCTTTGTCGTTTCGAGCCTCAACGAAACCGTGCCTGATTGGGCGATAACCGCTGAACCACCCGCAGCGGCCCAGGGTTACGTTTTATTGTTTACCGAAGGCCAGTGGCAACAGATTGAAGATAAAACCGGCCAGGTGTTCTATGAGAGCAATGGCGACAAGCATACGGTGCCAAATGCTTATTACACGCTGCCTGAAGGCTGCACGTTCGTTGCGCCGCCAGAAGCGAAATCAACGTTCGTAACGCAGTGGAACGGCACAGAATGGGTTTACGTGAAAGATTTACGCGGGCAGATCGCCTACAACACCGAAACCAAAGAGCCGATTTCTATCACCGAAGTTGGCCCACTGCCTGACGGTTATACGTTGCTGGTTCCGGGGCGTTTTGACGTGTGGGATGGCAAAGCGTGGGTTAACGATGAGACTGCTGAACGCGCATTCTATACCGTTCAGGCTGAAGGCCAGAAAGCCAAGCTACTGGCGGCCGCTACAGAGCAAATCGCGGTGCTGACCTATGCCATTGATAAAGGCACGGCCACCGACAGCGAGCAAGCCGCCCTGGCGAAGTGGGAAGAATACCGCCTGGAATTGAACCGCGTGGATACCACGGCCACTACGATCACCTGGCCAGAGAAGCCGTAAGGGGGCGCAATGTTTCATTTAGATAACACCAGCGGCGTTCCTGAAATGCCGGAACCGAAAGACCAGCAGAGCACCACGCCGCGTTGGTTCGGGGAAAGCGAATCCCAGGGTGGTATTAGTTACCCAGGCGCGGACTGGTTCAATATTGTTCAGGCCGAGCTATTATCCATTCTGCAATTAACAGAAGAAAAGCCCAGTAAAGAAAAGTTTGACCAAATAGCCACTGTTATTAAATCGTTGTCAGATAAAATTCCTGAACAGTTAACAGAAATCACCGGCGCATCGTACCTGGGGTACAGCATAAGCATGGCGCTATCGGGTAAAACGGTTTCCGCCAAACTGAACAATCTGATTTTTGTCGAGGATTTTAAAGACCTGGTAACTGCCGATGGTGATTGGCAACCGGCAGCCCAGGCGGCACTCAATTACGCGCTAGCGAACGGATTTAATAAGGTTTGGTCATTTCGCCCGATGCAATTTAAATCCCCGATCGTCGTTGATGGGTGGGGGCAGGCGCTCGATCTCCGCCTGTCGAAGATTTCGGCGCATGATGATTTCCATCCCTTCACAGACTGGAAAACATCATCTGCACTGGTAACCATCGGCTCTGAAAATGGCGGTTCAATGGTGGGATTAAACGTCGATATCGGCTTTACGGATGGTAAAAACCTGTGTACAGGGGTTGAAGTTGTTGGCCGAGGATGTGGCGGCTCGCGGATAAACATTGATAGAGCGACACGCTGTAATCTTGTTTATGACGCCCATAAACAAACGTGGCCTGCTGCATCAAATTTCGTTTGTGGCAAGTATTGGTATAACGGCAATATGGGGGCATTTTTATCCCGTGGTACGGGTTCAGATACGCCTATTGCTGAAGGGCATAAACTGTGTGTTGGGTTTATTACCGGCATGCGTTATGGCGCGTATTTGCTGCGCAATGGGGCGCAGTACGCACAGATTTCCGGTGACGCAGATTTTAATGGCCGTTATCTCTCTGAAGTGACCATTTCCGGGACGTCATTCACTGGATTGACTCGCGGCGCTACCATATCGAACGGAACAACAACCGGTGAGGTGCTGGCGTTTTACGTCCAGACGTCTGGCGTCTATAAGGTGCTCATCATTGAAGCTAGGGATGTATCCGGTGGTAACAGTTCGTTTGTTGTCGGCGACACACTAACATCGGGATCGTGGTCAAGCACTGTATCAGTGGTACGCACGGCTCAACAGGGCGAAAACTTCTTCTTTGACGTCATACTGGATTTTTACGGTAGTGCATTTGCCAAGGTTGATATTGATTGCGGCTATTTAGGTGGCGTCGTTGGCAATTCGCTACACAGCTGCTCCATCAACTATAAAAATTCCTATTCTGCGTATACAAACGCCATGAATGGGGCAACCTTCGTACATTCTGGAACTATTTTAACGCTTAAAGACGCATACCTTAACCGGATTGTTTTTGACTGTACCGCCGATTACATCGCACCCGGCACAAGTTTATTTACGCGTAGCAACCGCGTGTACGGCGGTGAATATGCGGCAACTTTTGCTCCCGCAGCGGAGCGAACAATCAGGACGTTCACGTACCTGGGGAGCACCAACGCTCCGGGCGTTAAGGATATTTATGAAGTACAAGTGTTTGGGCCTACAGGGCTATCTGGGGTTTGCTCTAAATTCATGGTGGCCGTGTCACCGTCCGGCTTGGAAATCTATGACAGCACGATCAATAGCGTATCGACATTGAAAATCACCGCAAGTGGATTGTCATTAAAGGCGCGGCAGGACTCCCCAAACACTTTTATCATCTACTTCACGTTTAACAGGAAATAA